CAGACTGCTTTAGAACCGAACCAATGAATGTTGAAGCCTTGGCAGCCTCGTTCATTGAAAGACCCATTGTGTAAGCAGTCTTCGAGAAATCCTCCATTTGAGGCGTTGTCTCGTCAAAAACAGTCTGTAGACCCTCAAGGTTTCGCTCTAGGTCACGAGCACCCGCAATGGCTTGCATTGTGAAGTCAGCAGCTTTGACACCCGCTGTAAAGCCTGCGAAGCTGATAGCAGCGAGTCCGGCTGCCTTGCCTACTCCAGTAATGCTCTTACCGAGCTGACCCAGGTTCCTTTGTGTATTGGCTAGACCTTGTAGGGCAACTGTAATCGGGACATTGACTTTTCCTGCCATTAGCTACCTCTCAAAAGCTTCATGCTAATTTTTGTATTGATTTCAGTAATCTTCTCGTTTATCTTGCGGGTCGCCTCTGGCATGCCCTTTTCAGCGGCAGGCCAAATGATGTGCGAGGCTCGATACTGGAGCCTTCCACTAGATCTAGCGAGACCTTTGGCAAAAGCAAAGGGGACTACTCTGTGCTGACGCTTACCTGGGACTTTTTGACCATTGATGGTATACATGTAGTCATACTGCGGGGTTAGCCCTCTGCGACCCTTAGAGCCTCTGACCCTGTAAGCCATGTCAAACAACACAGTTGCTGCTGAACCCACTTGCAACCGAACAATAGGTGCTTTCTCAAGCTCCTTGTATTTTTTTCTTTGAGTGCTCGGGGTCTGAATGAGAACAGACTTGGCGGGCTTAGGTCTGCCACCACCTCCGGCAAATGTGGTTCCCCAAGCAAGACGACCAAAGTGGACTTGACGCATGTTCCTCATCGGGGGCTTTGACTTTGACGGTATAGCGTCCCTTACCTTCTTCTGAGGCCCTTTAGCAATCTCTCGAAACGATTTACGCAAGTCCTTGACATAATCGCTGTCTAGGTCTCTGAGCGTTTTCATTATCTGGTTCCAGTTGCTAATTTCAAGACGAACAGTATTGGCAGATCCGAAAGCACCAGACTCCGAGGTTGCTTTCAGAATTGCATTTTGAGCACTAGCCAAGATAACCGCCAATCAGTCTCTATAAGTTTACCGCCAAAGGAAAAGACCGCCCCTTTCGAGGCGGTCTTCTTTAGGACTCCCTGCGTGGAGTGGTTTTTGCCACTAGCCATCTATGCATAGTCCATAGCATCCTGTCTGATTCTTGCATCAGAACACTTGGTGCTATGCCAGTTTCTACAGCCAAACCAGCGATAAACCAATGGGCGGATGAGTCGCCCAGGCCCCTTATTTTGGGTCGTTACCAGAGTCTCCCACCGAAGATACGGTCTCTAGCCACTTATCAAAAGAGTCTTTGGTTCCACCAGTTCGCTTCTCGGAGTGCCAAGCAAGGAAGAGCAAATGGCTCAACTTTGTGTCGGCTCCGATGGCTGATACTGAAACTGAATACTTGTCCTCGAAGGCAACCAGGTCGGCGGCATTGCAAACAATGTCCTTGCTAGTGCCATCTTCGAAAGTAATTTGTAGGTTGAGTTTCATTTAGTTGTCCTAAGCGGTTGCGTAGCTAACCTCACCCGTGGTTGGGAAGGTTACGCTGAAGGTTGATAGGTCACCAACAGCACCAGCGATAGGCGTAAAGCTGTTGATTAGAACCTCTGCGGTGTAAGCAGGGGTGGTAGCGGATGCGGCGGTTCCGTTAGCTGCAATTAGCACAACGGTTCCAATCGTTCCAACTAGGTCTTGGAAGAGGGCTGAAACAGCACCCGAACCAAAGTCGCTGTGGAAGTCAAGGGAAACCTGACCTGATTTTAGGCCTCCGATAACCTCTGTCCAGCCTGCTGAACCGAAATCTGTCGTGGCTACTTCTGCGGCATTGATCACCAGCTCTGCACGGGCACATGAGCTGGAGATGTCGCTGCCGTTCAGACTCACCTGGGTTCCGGTGGCAATGAACTTACTCAATTTATCTCCTTATGCATAGACGGTGACTGTGAACTCAGCCGCCAAGTAGGTTTGATCGTTTATTTGTATGGAACCAATCGAACCTGCGTTCGTAACCCGAAGGTCTTGAGCGTAGCCCGAAAGGCTCCTATCTGATTCTACAGCAACCTTGACAGACTGTGAGCCTGTTGGTTGTATGTATGAATCAAGTTTTCTTTGCATTGTTCGCTCTGCTGCTCTGCCAACAATAACTGTGATGGTGAAGTTGTAGAGAGTCAAGCCGGATTGGTATGCCTGGTCATAGTCAACCGATTCTAGGTTTACCAAGGCAACAGGTGGAGATGGGTTGTCAATCAGCTCAGGTGCTGTTCTGAGCCCCGAGATTGTCGCTAGGTTTGTTGCAAGACCTGAGCGGATGTCTGCGATTGACACTAAGCCATCCTCAGTTTCTTGAACGGCATAATCAATGCGTCAATGTCTGGGTCTATCTTGCTGACACGCATAACGCCAAGATCACCAACACCCGCCACGCCGAGAGGTGAATCCATACGCTTGTATAGACGGCTTGACAAAAGGATGGTTGCAAACTTGATTGCGGTTGGCACTGAACTCCAACCGAATGTTCCGACTACCTCTACGGTTGTTTCTCCGTTGTAGTTAGGAAACAGAAAGTCGTCTACGGCCCTAATTTGCGTGTAGGGGCTTACAACGCCTCCAGCGATTGCGTTTACGGGTTCTAGTTGGTAGTAAACGCTTGTCCATGTCTGGTCATAGACACCATCGGCGTTAGTCGAAGTCTTCAGGGTTGTGAGGGATACAAGGTCATCTACCTCGCATACATAACTATCTCTTGGCACAAACTTTCGTGTAGCACCTGCTGTTGAGTAAAAGACACGCTCACAGTGGTTGTCAATTTGCCTAGAAGCAGTTTCTACCGATAGCTCTAGCAAGGAATCGTCAACGCTGTCTGTAATACGAAGAGCGTCTTTCAGGTCTTGAAGAGAGCAATAGCCATTTGTAATCGCCACAATAATCCTCCGGCTTCTAGTCTACCGCCATCCTGCCCTTGATTGCTGTGCTGCTAATTCCCTTAGTGTAAGGAATGTATAGCAGGGCTATGCCTCGCTCATCAAGCCAGTCTTGATCAAACATCATTTGTTTGTAATAGTCTTTGCGGGCCCAGTCAGAACCTATCGCCACAATGTCTGGAGAATGCATCTCAATAGAGATACGAGAGTCTGCTCCTCCCAGATTGGGAACAACATCATAAACCGAGCTCAGACCCCATAGAACAGCCTCTCGCTCGCTGTAATTCATAATTGGAGGCTTTCCCTTATAGGACTGAATAAACTCGTCTGTATTCAAAGAGACGACTACGCTGCCAAGTTGGGCACATCGTGTGAGAAAGTTCACATGACCTGAATGAAGCAAATCAAAAGTTCCTCCGGTGTAAATGGTTAGTCCCACGAGTTCTCTCTCCTTATCTGCAATGACCAGCCTCGAACACCCAAGTCGTTTGCTGCTCTTTTGTTCGTTAGCATTGATCGGTTACGAGCAAATGTTTGTTCATTACGACTTTCGTAACCAGACTTTAGGGTTGACGAATTATCGTGATGCACGATTGCTTCTATTGTCTTGAATGGCACTTTGAGTTGTTTCATCCTCCATTCGTAGTCATCATCATCATAGTAAACGGGATGAAAGACCTCATCCCATAGCCCCGCTTTTAGAACACTGCCCTCTGTAGGAATGACGCAAGACCACTTTGGGCTAACTCTGACAAAGTTGAAAGCCTCAGTATCTACCTCATTTGCTATTTTCTCTAGTGAACCTGGAGCAAACCAAGAGTCATCATTTGGCAGAACCCAGTAGGGGGCGTGTGGCGTGGATTTGATTATCAGATTCCAAGCACCGTTAGCTCCGAGACCGTGTGGCACTCTAATAGTCCACAGTTCTCCTACATAGTCATTTGGCTTCGGTATCCAAGCCTTGAGTCCAGAGTTATCTACAATGACCAAATGCTCGACTGGGTAGTCAATTGAATCAAGCAGGCGTTGAGCCATGTCAAACTTTGACAGAGTGGCGAACCCCAGCACCGGAATCATTGAAACACGCCTTTCAGGAACGGAAGCCAACGCCAATTGAATACTTTGTCAAAATCAAACTCTTTAGCAAAATCAAGAGCTTCCTTGCTTGTCCCCCTTTCGGCGTGATAAGCCTGCTCCAATGCGTTCACTATTTGATTGAGGCTAGGCACTTGAAAGAAACTGCCCTGTGGCTCATCCCAGAATGGTTGACCAGGTATCTTCCAGCTATCGGGAGATGCTAAATCTTTTGAGGCAGCAAAGTCGCTTGTTATTACTCTTGTTCCGCATGCCTGTGCTTCTACCGTTGGAATACCAAAACCCTCGCCATAAGAAGTGCTAAGCAGAACATCCATAGCAGAGTAGAAAGCAGCCATTGATGATTCTGGATAACCCGATCTAAGCAAATAGGGGTCGGGCATCAAAACATTGTCTTTTGGTATGCCAACTGCTTTTAGTAGATTTGCAATGTTGAACCCGCCGTATGCTTTTGACGGCTCAGTGTGAATGTATAGATAACTATTCGGGTATTTCTTCAAATGCAAAGCAAAGGCAAGTAAATTCTCGGCATAAGCTTTTCGATGTATCTGCCCATTTGCCTTGTTGGCAGCAACCATTCCTACAAGAAAAGCATCCTCGGGAACTCCCATAAAGTCACGAGTAGCGATGCCTTCAATGTTGTCTGTCGGTTTATAGACCTTTGTGTCAATGCCGTGGGGTATGTAAGTGGACTGAATACCCATTGCTTCCATTGATTCTTGCCCGTGTGAAGACATCGCTATTGGGGTGACATTTTCCCTCTTTAGAAACTGCAAGACACCAGGTGGGACTGATACATGGTCAATGGGAACCCAAGAAACTATTTCGTCTTCATAGTTCAAATCGTTGTAGACCCAGACATCATAAAGAGTCATAAGAACATGCTTTAGATCAGAGTGCTGGTTGGCAAAGTCTTTAGCCCAAACTGGCATTACATCCGCCGAATAGTGAGTTAGCCCTCTTGGATAGTGTGGAATCTTGTCTTTGCCGATGGCTAATTCTGATTTAGCACCCTCAAGACCGTAATTAGAAAGACTTGCTACTTTTAGACCGTGCTTGAGCATTCTCTCAACGAGCATCTTGCCCTGATTGCCGTATCCGGTTGGCATGCCAGGGGTGTTGCTGGCAAATGAAATAGCACCCTCAAGTTTTGTGTAGGTTGACATTCTCTCAGCATAGCAAGAAACCCCTGCTGTTCAAAGCAGGGGCTCCTTGTCTTAGGAGTTTGACAATGGACTTGTCAGCGGCTGTAATTTTGGATGTCAAACAAGCCGCAATTGCAAGATAGCATAAAAGAACCCCCCAATGCAACCTACAACATTGGGGGGCTCGCTTATTTCGTCAGAACTAGCTAGCAGCTCCGGCGAAGTATTTGACATGGCTGGCGTGGGTCAAGTCAGAGTCAAGTCTGATCAAGAACCTCCAGGTGGTCAGATCGGTGTTGAAGGCGTAGTCAGTTGACGAAGCAACCTGAATACCACCAGCGACACGAACCTTGAATGAGGATAGATCACCGAATACGACTGACTTGGCCTCGGTGGCAATGTCAGCAACATGCGGATTCTCCACGACACGGAAGCCAGCGAAGGTGTCTGGGTAACCTACGCCTACCTGGTAGAGGTAGTTACCTGCGGTGTCCTTCAGCTTACGCATTGCACCAATTGATGCACCGTTAGCCATGAATGCTGCACCTGGCATACGGCGAACTGCACCGTCTACCGAGTAAGCAAGGTCAATCAGGTTGTCAGCGGTGAATCCACCGGAGACACCAGTTCCACCCGTTACACCCGAACCAGCAGCAGTTACAAGACCCTGTGGCTTGCTTGAGCCATCACCAGTGGTGAGGACATCGTTGACTGCGTAGCCAATTCCGTTACCAGCCTGCTGAGCAAGGTGAGATGCTAGGTCGAAGCCTGCGTCTGCAACCAGCTCGTTAGCAGCCTGAATCAGGAAGCCATACTTGTAAGCACCAAGAGTGATGGAGCTGTAAGTAGGCTCAGATGAGGCTAGAGCAGAACCAGCAGCCTTTAGGGTTGCGGTGCTGTATGCGGTTAGGGTTGGGATGGTTAGATCCTCACCAGAAGTGGTGTTGATAATCTCAGGAACCTCGAGCATTGGGCCAACCAGACGAGCAACATCGAATACCTGGTCGTAGAACGACTTTGGAACGGTGTTGGTCGAAGGAACGAGAGCGGCACGAGTGAACTCGTAGTTACGCTCCTCGCCCGTTGCAAGGGCACGGAAGATGTCAGAAGCAGAACGCTCCTCGGATACAGCAGGAACGAAGCCCTTAGCAGCAGCCGAAGCCTCTACCTTACGCTCTTCGTTACGCTGTGCGACAGCAATGGTCTCGTCAGCCTTACGGATGTCGGCCTCAATGCGGTCAATCTTTTCTAGTTCAGCAGAATCTAGTCCACGCCCTTCAGTCTCAGCGGATTCGATAACATCACGAATCTGCTCAGTTAGGTTGGCACGGAGCTCCTGCTGAGCCTTGATGAACTCAGACATTTATAGTCTCCTATTTTCTAACTTACGGATAACCAGCGGCGTTGACGCTCAACTGAACACGGCAGAGCTGACTCACATCCGTTATGTAAATTTTACAGCCCTTTGGACAAGCGGTTTCTGGGCAAAGGAAAACCCCCCTGACACCAAGAAGATCAGGGGGGCGAGACTCGTTGCTTGGCAGCCGTTAGCGTTTCTCGGCTGGCTTGGTAACTCGAGTCTCCTTTGCTGGCCTCTCAAAGGCTGTTCCATCTTGAACCTTGCCATCACCATCGCCATCTCTAGCGTCAGGCTTGAATGGCACTTCTGCGTCAAGGCCAACTATTGCGTCTGCGAACTTGTCTGCGAGGTCGAAGACGACACCTGATTCTGGGTTTCCGGCAACAGCCAAGATTGCCTTTTTTATGTCTGCTTTGTTTGCCATGTTAGATCCTGTCCAGTAGTAGCTGCAGCTTCTTTTTCTTCAATGCAAGCATAGTCTGAGATAGGTCAGTTTCGGAAGTGTCTTCTTGACCCTCTTTTGCTGGCACTAGAGAATCAACAGCTTGTGAAATGAGGCGACCCTCTTCTTCGCTTAGGTTCTCTCCCTCTTCTAGTTTGAGAACGGCATCTGCCAATGCATCTGCATCAATGTCTGCCCTCTTGGCGACTTTATCCAAGCCTCTGACCGACACAGTGCCTGCTGTTGAAGAATAGGCGGGCCAACTGACCAAACTTACTTCGAATAGTCGAACCGAATTGAGTGTTCTTTCACTACCATCGGAAGACCAGTCATCGCCCCCGCTCGGCACGGAAAATCCAAAGCTCATCGCATCTACATCGCCCCTGCGGAGAAGTTCCGCAACATCACGACCTCGGCTTGTGTTTGGCAGCATGCCATCAACCTTTAGACCCCTAGCATCCTCGGTAAGAGTCAAAGTTCCCGCACGGGTTGATCCCAGCACCTCGCCCGCATCGTGGTTCCATAGGAACTTGATGTCGTTGCGAGCCCTAAGTGACTTGCGGAAAGCACCAGGAGCGATTCGCTCAATGAATGGTAGTGGTTCTGAGGGGGAGTTGAACACAGCAGCGTATCCGCTGAACCGCATTCCTTCGCCCTCTTCACGCACCTCAATTTGCGTAGGAGTTGTGCGTGTTTCAATCTTGCTCAAAGCTTCGCCTTTCGCCCTGCCTTCATTTTCTTCTTCAATTCTAGCAACTACACCCTCAGCATAGGTCAATGCTCGTTGTGCTGCCCTTTTGGAGGGGCCAGAACCCCAAAGTAAATGTGCCACTACGCCAGCACTAGGATAATCGTCCGAATCAGGTCGTGCGGCGGGAGAATCCAAATCAACCAAGTGACGAGCAATCCAAGCCCGAATCCTAACCCACTTCTCAGCAGTAACAGAACCATTAGCCATAGCCCGAGCTTCTCGTATAGTTCTTTCAACCAAGCCATCTCCGCCGTAGCCTTCCTCATAGTATTTGAGTCCTCGCCGAGCTGCTGCCCGCATGTAGGCTGGTGGTTCTAGGTTTACTTCTCTGTATTCTGCCTGTTCAAGGCTGTTCTCTTCTTCTGGCTCTTCTTCGTCTTCTGTTTCTGGTGAAGGTTCTGCCAATGGAGCTATTTTCGTAAGTGTTGAAAACTTGTGTGCCACAAAGACATCACTACCCTCCCAACCATCTCTAAGCGGTTGGTATACCTGAATTAGTGCAGCAGGATCCTTCTCGGTTCCGTTTACAGTTACCGAGCTCTCCGGTGGGTTGATAGAACCATTATCCACAATTTCCTGAATTTCACCCCGAGCCCTGCCCCCAGAAGAACTCCAAGAAACATAGTCTCCTACCTGTAAGTCCCCAGGCAGTGCCCTAATGTCTCTTTCGCCACCTGGCTCAATTCCCTCGGAAAGTGAGATAGCGACCATTTGAGCCTGAGCCTCAGTCTTGGTGTTATGACAAGCCATTACTTCGCCATCTTCTTTGACAACAGCCCAGCTGGAGCATTCTGATGACTTGTCTGTTATGAAGTATGGCATTAGTCCTGTCTCATTACTGCTACCTGAACACCGTCACGAATTGCCGTTCCGGTTAGACCTTCGCTTTGCTCGAGCTCGAGCTGCACTTTTTCACCGCCACGCAATCTGACTGCTGATCCTGCTGCTCCGTTGAGCCAGACA